CAACCATGACCACCCCGAACAACCCGGAGCTGTTCGCAGAACTCCGGAACCTGACCAACCAGGCTCACACAATCCTGGACCAAGAGACCCGGAACGCCGAAGACCAGCAGAAGCTCGACCGGCTCTTTGCTCGCGTCGATGAGATTGAATCAGCATTGAACGAAGAACGCAACAGCCAGAGCCTTGCCAAGGCTGACGCTCTGCTTGATCAGCCCACAAAGATCTTCACCCGTTCAGCAGGATACGACAACGTTGGCAACCGCTACACAGATCGTGATTCTGATGAGTACCGCGCCAGCTTCTGGAACTACATGCGAACCGGCGACCGTGATCAGGCTTTCCGAGCCATGTCCATCGGGAACGATGGCGCCGTGGTTCCAACCGATCTGGAAAGAATGTTGGTTGAGAAGATGCAAGCTTTGTCCGTGATGCGACAGGTTGCAACTGTTCAAAACTGGGATTCGAACCGAGACCTGCCAGTAGAGGACGCCCTTGGCTCAGCCGCATGGGTCGCCGAAGCCGGCACGATTACTCCAGTCGATGCGACCTTTGACTCCAGCTCTGTAAGCTTTAGAGCCTACAAAGGATCAGCGAGTGTCTCAAGCTCCAGCGAGTGGATGTCCGATTCATTGAGCCTCACAGGTGGTGCAACCAACTACCTGACCACGGTTCTCTCGAAGCGTCTTACAAATCTGTTCGAAGCAGCCTATGTGAACGGTGACGGTAGCTCAAAGCCAACAGGTATCTTCCAGGGCGCCGGCGTAGCCGGAACAACCCACACCTGTGGCAGCGGTGACACTGCATTCAGCAACGTCACTGGCGACGATCTGATTGACACGGCTCACGCACTGAGTCCCCAGTATAGAAACGGTGCGGCATGGATCATGAGTGATTCCATGGTGAAGGCTGTCCGCAAGCTGAAGACCACCACGGGAGAATACCTCTGGAAGCCATCCGACCGATACTCTGACATCGCTGGCGGCCTGCCTGGTTCACCAACGATCTACGGTTACCCCGTGATCACAGTCGACGACAGCTACGCACCAGCCGAAGCAGCCAGCGCCCGCGCTGCCGTCTTCGGAAACATGTCAAACTTCTGGATTGCAGACAGGGGCGCAAGCTCAGTTTTGGTCGACCCATACTCAGGCGCCGCGTCGGATTCTGTGACAATTTACATCAATCGCCGGACTGACTCGCACGTCATCCTTCCGGAAGCCTTCTCCGTTCTGAAGCTCGCTGCTTCCTGATCCCTGACCCGCTGAATGGGGAGTCAGTCACAGCCTCCGTGACTGGCTCCCCGTTTTCTAAATATGCAATCAACCACGCTGAATCTCAAGACGGTATCCGGTCCAACATCATTGGCTTCGGCTGCCTTATCCGATATCAAAGAGCATCTAAAGGTGACCTCCACCTATGAAGATGATCTGATTCAGATTTACATTGAAGCGGCCATTGGCCTGGTCGAGACCTACTGTGGGATCTCCATCGGGCAGCGCGTCTACCAGTTGAACCTGCCACAGTTTCCGCGTGAACGGTTTATTGAAATGCCACGCGGTCCAGTCTCATCAGTCGGGTCCCTTTATTACTATGACACGTCCAACGTCCAGACCTTGTGGGCGTCATCGGACTATGAGACCAGCCTGGACGAGATCCCAGCCAGGTTGTACCTCCAGCAGGGCGACAACTGGGAAAGCACGCACGAACGGCCCGATGCCGTGACACTCCAGTACACCACTGGCGTCAATGCATGGTCGGCGGTTACTGAACGCCAACGCCTTCCGATCTACTACCTGGTTACGCATCAACACCGCTTTCGTCAGCCGGTAGTGGCTGCTGGAATTCAAGACGTACCCTGGGCACTACGGGCCAACCTCCAGTCACTACGCGAGGACTTCCAAACCGGATGAGGACAGGAGCAATGAGATCCCGCGTGGAGCTGAAGTCTCCATCCTCTACCCGTGACAGCACGGGCCAGTTGTCATTTAGCTACAGCAGCCAAGGCAATGTATGGGCTGAGATAGAACAAGCGGTCAGTGATGTCACCCTGGCTGAAGGTGTCGACCAGCTTGACAGTTACACCATCTCGATTCACTTCGATCCAAGCCTTGCAATCAGTAAGGGCTGGCAAGTGGTCCACGGGTCCAACACCTACGAAGTGATCACAGTCGACAGCAACGATGACATCCGCGAAACCATCACCATGACAGCGAGGTTCTTGAGGTGAGCAAGTCAGTCGAGGAATGCGTGTACCACGAGCTGTCTAGCAGCGTCGCCCTGTCAAGTGCTGTCAGCAATCGGATCAGCCCAGCTGCCAGGCCGTCAACATATGTCCTCCCCTGCGTGGTCTATGAAGTTGGGTCCAAGGCTGGGACTCCGACGCTGGCCTCTGGCTCATCCACCATTACTGGAGACATCACGGTAGCTGCCTTCGCGGACACTGTGAATGGAACCATCGCACCAGCCAACGCTATCCGTACAGCATTGGACAACGTATCTGGAACCCTTGACGGGACCAGCTACAGCTTCCGCTTTATCGAAGCCAACCCAGTCCATGAGATGAACCCGGACGGGGACGACTTCGGCATCTACTCGCAAGAAATACGATTCACCTACTTCTCTGATATTGAGGACTTTTGAACATGGCTACGACACCCGTAGGAACGACACTTGGATACGCCACTGCTGGCGACGATGGAACCGGTAGTTACACCGCTGTTGGCCAAATTGATTCACTTTCACCTGGCGGAGACACCGTCAACGTCTACGAAGTGGCAGCGCTCGACGCGACTGTATCCTCGAAGATTGCAGGACGAACCACTCCGGGGCAGTTGACCATGGATTGCTACTATGAGCCTGGGCATGCGAGCGCAAACTATGATGAGCTGCTGGCCTTGAAGGGTTCTACCAAGACATGGAAGATCACCTTTAACGACTTCTCGACAGGTTCAACGCTTCACGGTGACGGCATTGTTACGGATGTAGTCATCAGCAGCATCGGCGACGATGTTGTCAGGTACTCCGTGACGATTGAACGAACCGAAGCCTGGACCTTCACCGTCGGAAGCTAGAAATGATTCCAGGTTTCGCGGTTGATCTGAAGTCTGAAGCAAAGCTCCTGGCCACTCTCGCCGACATGGACGAGAAGGCCAGGAACAAGCTTACCCGTTCCAGCTTGCGTCAAGCAATGGGACCGCTTCAACGTCAGATCCGCCGTGACTGGAAGTCTCACCCGACGATAGGCACAGGCGATAACACAGTACGGAAGGCGATAGCAAGGGCAACCCTGATCCAAGTGGGGCGACACCTCCACAAGGGGAAGCGTACTGGCCCCTGGGGAGCTAGTGCCAGGGCAATCCGGACCATGTATTCAAAGGTCTACATCAGCTACAAAAAGAAGTACGGACCTGCCCGGCTTGCTCACTTGCTGGAGAACCCCAACGGGAAATACCCCACTACCTACACGTCTTGGGAGATCCACACGAAGGCGTTCAGGCGGTTCATGGGCACGGGGCCAAAAGTATTCCGTGCGTCAGCCAGGGCGTTCCTGGCTGGCTACCAGATGAAGGACATCAGGAAATCAGTTAAGGGAACTTTTGGATGATCAAGGGAATCACGCTCTTACCACTGACGGTAGGGCTTCGGGACGATATGGATGACTACTATGCAAACCACAGCACCGTGCCTAGCAGGGCGTGGATCCTGTCGCGCGTCCTGGTTGATGAGGATGGTAATCGGCCATACTCAGAAGCCGACGCCCGGGACCTACCCCTGTCAGACGTGCAAGGTTATTGGGATGCGTTCCAGGCTTCGATCAACGTCCCGGAGTCCTCAGCCCCGGCCAGCGATTCCGCTGCCGTGTCGCCTTAGCGCTGGGGCTAACTTTGGGCCAGCTCCGTTCCATGCCACTGGATGAGCTGGGGATCTGGCAAGCGTACGACCTGGCAGAGCTGCTGCCTGACAGAAGGAATGAAGTCCAATTGGCAACCATCGCTCACACCTTGGCAGTAGTCAACAGCAAGCACCCGGGCGCCTATCGCCTGGAGGACTTCATGCCATCGCAACAGTCCAAGCAGCAGACCCCGCTTGAATTCCTAGAAGGGCTGAAGAATGGGAACTAAAACAGATGTTGGTGTTCTGTCGATCTTTGCGACGATGGACACGACGCAATTCAGCAAGGCCCTAAAGGAAACGGGACAAAAGACAAAAGCCTGGTCGCTGAAGGTTCGCGGGAACTTGAACACCATCGGTAGCAGCTTTACTGAATTACAGTCAAAACTATCGTTCTTCAGTGGCGCCCTGTCTGGAGTGGGGGCGGCTGTAACTGGATTCTCTCAAGCCTGGAAGCTGGCTATGACTGGATCGGTAGAAGACGCCGAAGCACTACAGGCAACACTGGAAGCCTTGCCCTTCGGGTTTGGCGAGGTTGCACGCTGGGCGAAGAAAGCTATTGAAGCCCTTGGCCTGTTCAAGTATGAGATTGAAGGGCTGCACGGAGCCGAGGATGCAGTGAACAAGATCGCTGAATCCATGTTCAAGATGCACCTTGAAACATTGAACATGGCCGAAGCGAACAAGAAATTCTTTGAAAAGGTCTTCCCTGAAGAGTACGCAACCAAGGCCGAAGCCCGAGCGGCTGAGCTTGGTGAAGTCGAAAAGGGATTGATCGAGCAGCGCCAGGCTCATGTTGAGGCGATGGAGCTGACACAGAAGAAGCTCGACAGGATTGAGGGAGAGTTGAGCAAGACCGCCATGAAGGGTGTCAACATCGGTCAAGCTAATATCTTTGAGGTTGACGCGCTCATAGCAAAGCAGAGAGCCCTGCAGGCCAAGGAGGAAGAAGCGAAGGTATTGCGTGGCATGCAGCTGGCTGAAGAGAAGAGACTACAAGCCTTGCTTGCGAAGGAACGAGAGTTCCTGAAGCTCAAGCATGAAGACCTGGAAAAGATCAGGAATGAAGAAGAGGCCGAACGCCAGGAAGCAACCCGCAAAGAGCAGGAAGACCTGACCAAGAAGCTGGCCGACGAAGCCAAGAAGAAGGAAGCGGCGAGAGTGGCCGAAGCCAAGAGGAAAGCATCCGCCTTGACCGCCTGGCGAAAGAAGGAAGCAGCCATCAACAAGAAGATGCTTTCCCAGCAGGAGAAGGTAGCGAAGCTCTCAGGGATGCAGATGACTGGAGCTACCGAGTCGATCTCTACAGCTGTAGGTTCTATCAAGATCAGGGACGAATCCAGAACACGAGCCCTACAACAGGCCCAGCTGGCTGAGCTGAAGAAGGAAACTCAGATCCTTCAAGACATCCACCAGGAACTTAAGACCCACAAGGCGGTACTGATTTGAGCTACTCAATCCAGACAGCCATAGAGACTTCAAAGTACTCGCCCAACACCATTGGCAGCTTTGGCTCACTTGACGACACTATCAAGGTATGGGACGCCAATGGCAACGTGATCAAGCCAGGTCTTTCGGATGTAATCGCTGAGTTGCCATCGATGGGTTCATTGCACGATGACACCTCCAGCTATTCAGGCTATCGAGTACGAAGCCTGGACATTACGCAGGGGGAAGACGGTCACCTGGTCATGGCCCAGGTCGGCTATTCAAATGAGCCCGTCACGACTGGCAAGGATTCAAGCGACCCCCAATCCACTGACATCGAACAAGCCGGCTTCTGTGATGTCACCCAGTCAAACACTGGGGTACTGGTCGATATCTGGAGAGTGGAAAGCCAGGCCACCCCATTCGCCTGTACCAACAGCAACGGAAACATTACGGTCCCCGCATCTGGCCCAGCCGAGGAACTCCGCGGGGTGGGCAACGTCGACGCTGGAGGTGAGCCCATCAGCCAGCTGGTCAACCAACGCAGTATCAGCGTCAGCTTGACCCGCGACACCAGTACGGACATCGCCGCTTCCTGGTGGGCCAACATCGAAGCGAACACCCACAAACGCAACAGCGCGGAATTCATG